GTTCCCTAGGATTGGGATTGCTTGGAGCACTATATAGATGGGTTATTTTATAACACCATTGCAGACAACAGAGATCGACGATCTCACAACCGTCTTAGTATATACGTAGATTAACTCAGAATTGAATTCTTATGAAATTGACTTGTGGCTTACTTGTGTGTAGAAACATCGTCATGAAGAGTTATTGTAGGTGCCTGCTATTGACACGGGTTTTATTTTAGATATTAATCTATTAGGATGTGCGTAATCATTCCATCCACCCAGAAATATTGATGCCCCAACCCTGTTTTAGTAATTTCAGTTACAAAAATTGCAACAAAATTTTTATTCGCAAATATAAAAGACCTATATCATAAAACATTTTTACAAAAATTATAAAAGACGGTCTTCGGACTATGGAAAAACCAAATTTTACTTAGTACCCATTATAAAAGAATATGAATGAATTCATTATAGTTGAAAAGTCAATTGCTGGTGTATTTTGTCACGATATCTTGGGCCCCTCGTGGTAACACGAACCCTTGGTAATCAGGAACTTATAAGCCAGGTTAACAGTTGATCTAGTAAATAATTGTGAACCATATAATATTGAAAAGACTTGTGAAAGAAGAGAGAGGAAGGATAGCCTCTCCCGCCGACTCAACACTACTTGGGATAGTTGAGAGTACTGAAACCGGAGCGTTATGCCGGGTGGTGACTGGGTTCCCTCACCGTAGATAAACGTTAGGGACAGCCATTTTTAAAAATTTTCAAACTACACTATGATTACAAATACAAGAAAGAACGAAGAACTGATTAAAGAAGTCCAGGAGAGCTTGCAGAATATTTCTCCTTTCGTCAACCTTGAACAAATTTGTGATCAGGGAGCTACTTTTAGCAATCCCTTAAAAGAAATGAAGTGTGAATTAGATGTTAAATTGCCTTCGTTGCCAGATTTATTAATGCCTAAACAGCTATTCGACATTGAACCGAAATTCAATGATTCGGATAGTTGGTTACAAATTATATTGAAAGCTACGAGCAATAGTGGAGCTCTTATAGGCTTTACTATCATTTTCTTCGTTCTTTCTCGTGGAAGTTCAAAGAATTCGAAAATTTTTAGAAATTTGTTTAGAATCACACTAGGGATGGCAGTGATGCAGGTTCTAGTGTCCGGATTTTTCACACATTTAAATCATCAGTATTCAGAGTACGCTACTGAAACGTTGACTAAAGTGTGGGAAGAAACTAAAGAAGACGACCCATTAGGAGAAGACATAGATATGGATGAAATAGAAGTAGTTGAGTCTCAATCTGGTTTTCCAGTAGAGGCTACTGCTACTACCGTGTTGATGTTATTATCTATTGGTGTAGGATGTAAACCCAAAAATCCTGCTTTGTTTGCTGTTAAGGATTTCCTTAAAAATACACAGTGTGTAAAAGATAATACTTTGTCAGCAGTGACTGCTGGGATTGCAGGGTTACGGAAATTATGTGACAAGTTGCATGCTCCTGATACTATTAAAGAATGGTTTGAAGTGCCGGTAGATAATGAAGCTGTTCATGACTGGACTAGAGAAGTGTCCGATTTCATTACTACTGTTTCTTTAGATAGTTTACAAGGTTACGACGAAAATTCTAAAGCATATGAAGTCTTGAATAGTAAATACATTCAACTCACAAAAACCGTACAGCGTGGTTCACCGGCTATGGTTTGCCTCAATGATTCCAAAAGAAATCTCGATAAGTGTAGAAGTACCTTTGAAAGAAGATTTAGATCATTGAAAGGTTATAGACCTGAACCTGTGATGGTTGTTTTCTACGGGAAACCGGCTACTATGAAGTCTACATTGTGTAATCAGTTTTCTGATTTACTCAATGAATTGACATTAAATCCTGTAGCTCTTGCAGACTACCGTCGAGATCCTGATGCCTATATTTACAGGAGATCCGTAGATAAATGGTGGGACGTGTATAGTCCAAAAGCTAATGTTATTATCATGGACGACTATTTGCAAATGGTCGATCCAGGAAATAATCCTTCTGAATCGGAAGCTGCCCTGACTATAAAAATCGTTAATTGTGAAGAGTTCGCGGTACCAACAGCTGCTGCTGATACTAAGAATTCATTATTTTGCAGAGCTAACTTTCTGGTAACCAATACGAATATTTCCGATTTGCGGAATGTACACTCCATACATGATAAAGAAGCTCTAGAAAGAAGATGGCATTTCCACGTAAAGGTTGAAATTTCTGAGAAATACTTGAAAGAAGATGGTAGTGTGGATTTTTCATTGTTGCCTCATATGGAACATAATGGTATGCCAATTGAAGATGCGGCAATGTTTGTTCCAGATTTTTGGAAGTTAAAAGTTCGTGAAGTAGTAGGTGCTAGATTAGATTTACCGTATGTTGAGATGTCTGTCGAAGAACTGCTTGAAAGGGCTGTTATTAGACATTATAAGCATCTGAAGTGGTATGAGATAAACAAAGCTGCTTCTACAGTTATGCGGGATCGAATGCGTTCTTCCATGCAGGAAAGAATAAATGGTTCCAAAATACAAGTAGAGAATATACGAGAAAAACTACGTAAACGTTCTGTCATGCCCGGTGAATTTGTTGAAGCTCAAGGCGGAGATTTTGATATCGGGTCAGATGGAGCTGTTATCAGACTCATGAAGCTTATAGGAAAATTGTCTCATGATGATTATTTCAAGTTAGTAAATGCCTTGTTAGGTACATTGTCTATGTATGATAAGAACTGTATCTTTGAGGAGGAAGTACCTGAGAAGTTCTTTATGTCTCTAGAGGATCACCAAGCGGGAATGTTTATTCATTACCTTCAAGAACACTTGAGTGATGTTAATAGAGGTGCTTCCGTACATATCAGTGGTAATTTCAAAGGTTACTTACAGTTAGTCATTTCAAGAAGAAATGATAATAAGCTTTTTGTTCTCACGGGTGAGAAGAAGCCAGTCTTTACTTTCGAAAGTTTGTCCAATAAATTTTCTGAGTCTTTTAGCACTTGCCTCTCCTTTGTCTATAAATACAAATTTACGCTAGCTTTTGGGCTGGCTGCTTTGGCAGGAGTGGTTTACTACATACGCAAAGCTATAGAATCTTGGGATATGCCTGAAAGTCACTCGGGTGACACTTCCAAATACATGGCAAAGGGCCCATCACGGACGCCTGGTAAGGCACGTACAGCTGTTAGTAAACCTAAAGAGCAGAGTATTACTCTCAGCCAAGGATTGAACCCTAATAATCTGGAATGGAAACCTAATGATATATCATTTAAGTTCGGATCGAAAGAAGCAGTTTCCAATATTCTTACTTCGGTAGTAGATAAGTACATGTTTATCATGTATATTCGTGATGACACAGGCCCCGTATGTAAAACATATAGACTTGGTCAAGCAATAAATGTAAGTGGACCTTACATGTTGTGTTGTTATCATTACATTCTGAAGTTGGAGGATTATATCAGAGAAAAAGATGCAAACCTGATATATGTAACTTTTGTCACCCCTTCTAATAACAGGAAATTCAGTAAATATGTTAAGGACGTTCTATTGAACGTAACTTCCATTCAAGCTTCTGAGGAAAATGACAACTGTTTGATAAAAGTTGGAAATGAACAAAATGCAGTTGGAGCCAAGAAATTTTTCGTTTCTAAAAAGGATGTAGGTTGGAGGCGTAAAAATAGAACATCTTGTTCTGTTATTGGCAGCCATCAAGTGGGTCCCGGAAAAGACTCATTAGTATTTAGAGTCCTAGACGTAATGGCCGAATATAAGGTTGAAGAAACTATTATTCGGGCTACTTGGACGAGCGATAGTAAGAATTCTCACTATGCTATGTCCAATACGATGCATTATGATGGAAACTTCACTGGAGGAGATTGTGGATCAATAGTTGTACTCAAGGAAGGGTATACTAACCACAAAGTAATACTAGGGATGCATATTGCTGGGAATTCGAAGATAGGTTATTCGAATATAGTGACTCAAGAAGATATCGAAGAGTTGCTTGACCATGTAGATGATCCTATCATTGAGTTTACAGAGGAAATTGAACCCCAAGGGCTTTCGAGGATAGTTATTCCTGATTTGTCGGGGAACTTTTCTGTAAAGAAACCACATGGTGTCTTTGATAAATCTAATTCCGTGCCCACATGCACCAAATCCGATTTGGTAAAGTCTTTATTATTCGGAAAAATAAAAGACAATGCTGGTGTAGAAATACAATATCCTGCACTCCTAAGAACTAAGACTATGCCTGACGGTACTGTCTTGAATCCTAAAGAAAAGGCCTTGAACAATTATGCTAGATTTCCCGTACCCATAGCTTCTGAGCCATTGAATGAAGCTAAGTTGTCATATTTAGCATTGTTATATAAATATGATGATTTACCTACTTCATCTAAGACGGTTTACTCCGTTGAGGAAGCACTCAGTAGTTTTGGGAAACACGTGCATTCGATAGCTCCTAGTACCTCTGGAGGATGGCCATATACCACTCCAGCCGGAGAGGATTTGAAAAAGATGTATTATAATGCTATACGTGATGAGGACTGGGAAACTAGAGATATTGCCTTAAAGAAGATAAATCTTGAGATTGAAGAGATTGAGAGAAATTATGATGATGGTAAACGTCCTGTTTTTATTTACAGTGATGCTCTAAAGTTAGAGACTCGCTCACTGGAAAAAGTAATTTCAGGTTCAACGCGTATGTTTTCTGGAAGTCCTTTTTCATTATTGCTTATGTTCAGAAGGTACTTTGGTGTTTTCATGGACGAATTCTTTGACAAGAACTTGAAAGTGGGTTCAGCAATCGGAATAAATCCTTATAGTACAGATTGGGATGATCTTGCTAGGAAATTGTTGCAGTTCAACAATTCTAGTGGAGAAGCTACAATTGGTGCTGGAGATTACAGCAAATTTGATTGCTCAGAAATGCCCGATGTCTTGAATGCCATTCTAGACATCATTAATGCTTGGTATGGTACTGGAGGAAGAGACTCCCTGATTAGACAATATCTTTGGAGGGAGATCACTCACTCAAGACATATCTTTGAAGGTGAGTATTACGAGTGGTGTACAGGGATTCCTAGTGGATGCGCAATTACAGCTCCACTGAATACAATATACAGTCAGTTGAATTTCCGAATGTGTTGGTGGTATGCCGGCTTAGACGTCAAACTTTTCAACGACATGACTTATGTTGTTGGCTTAGGTGATGATCAAGCATATTCGGTAGCCGCTAAATACAGAGATGTTTTCAATGAGTTGACTATGCCCCGATTAATGAGTTATGTGGGAATGACTTATACTACTGAAAATAAAGGAACAGCGTCTATGCCTTTCAGAAAAATCACTGAAATAGATTTTCTGAAGAGAGCTTTTAGACAAATACGGTACAAGGGAGTTGTCCGTTGGATAGCCCCTATAAAAATGGATTCTATGATCAATATGTTATATTGGTCAAAGAAACAACGGAGAGATGAAATAACTTTGAATAATATTTTTATATTTTATAGAGAACTTGCTTTACATGGTAAGGAAGTGTTTGAACCCCTCTTTAAAGAGGTTAATGACTTACGTAGGCAATACTTAAGTCATGAGGTATCACAGAATAAGGAGTATATCGGTTACCGAGATACTCTAGAAGATGTGTTACATCTCGAACACAGCCTTTAATTAGGCTCCTTGTCTTGTATATATGTACATAACCTATATTTATTTAATTTATTATTATCACTGGTGCTACGCAGTGCGCCACAAGGTATTTTACCAACTGTTAGGCCCCAAAGGCAAGAAATAGTGTGATCCTGTGAATATATAGAAGAAACATTGTATATTTAACATCGCTGCTGTTTTAATTTCCAGGTGTATTTACACGTACGTTCCAGGCTGGAAGCAAGCGTTCCTTGCACAAAACCAGATGTTTCAACTTGTGATAGTATTAATCGGTACATCACATTTTATACTCGATTCCTAACAACTCAAACACTGAGCTGGGTAACTCAACAAATGCCTATACTAGTAGTATTCAACAGAATATTACTCATAGCAATACACTTGCTAACAATAATACTTCAGGGAGTGGAGATGGTAAAGAACCGAACTCTTCCAGAGTCGAAGTAACTAGTGGCGA